GCCCAAGGAACCAATGTTAGACACACAATGGCAATGATTACCATCTGCACCCAATCAGTAACCATAGACCCCTTTATACCACTAAACAAACTGTAACTAAGTGCAATAGCAGCCATGATTACAGTTATGAGTGTAAAGTCAACACCTGTCATCTTGTGCATCAGCATACCACCAGCAAGCAATTGAATTGCAAATGCACTAATAGTCAAGTAACCCATCTCTCCCCAATAGAGTTTTTGTACTCTAGGACTCACCTTATCACGAATGTATCCACTAAGAGTAAATCCTTCTGGAACTAATTCCCTTAGATAAGAAGCAAAATATGCGAACAGAACCAAACAAAGAACATTTGGAACTGTAAACCAGAACAAGCCTGGTATTCCATCAGTGTATGCTTTTGTTGCACTCACAAATAAAGCAGGCGCCCATATCCATGTCGCTGCAATACTTAATCCTCCTGATACCGTTCCGATATCACGATTAGCAACTAAAAATTTATCTGTGGTATTGTAACCTTTTGAAAATAGGTAGGTCATAACCCATATAGCCATTGTGTAAATCACAACCATCATTAATTCAGTCATCTCAAATCCTCTATTTTTCTTTCAACATTTTCTGCAATTCAGCAGTACTCCCCACAAACAATGCGTTTGTAACATTTTTAGGTGCAGTGTTTGGCACCTCTTTGAGTTTTCTCATTTTCTCTTGCAAGTCACCAAGTTTTTCAGTAACCTCAGCCACTTGTTTAATAAGGTTTCCGGCAACTTCGTATGCTCGTGGATGTTCCGATTCTTTGGCGAGTTCCAGAATGCCTTCCACTGCATTCGTTCCTTTTTCGACCAAATTGTAGAAGTTTTGTCGTTGGTATTCATAATCTCTTTCCACATGTTCATTCGCATCACCCCAATCTTCTTGAGATGAGGGTACTACTTCTTGTTTAATAATTTTTTTAGGAAGACTTTCGACCACACCTAAGGCCTTATCAATTTCATTACTCATCGTCACAATACCTCTTACATATACTAGGAGCTTGTTCTGGTCTATTTATTAGTGTATCAAACCAAGTTTGCCATTCTTCCCCCTCGACAATATCCTCAATCCTTTCTACATTACTAACTTTCATACTGTCCTTATAGAATCGAGATATCTCTTTTTCTTCTTCTTCAGAACGAGTTCTTTGTAAACCACAACATGGTAATAGATGACCTGTGGCACAAAAAAACACATCCTGGCCATTTTTTCTAAGACAACGGGGATTTAGTGTCATTGTTTATTATCGTTGATGATACTGTTTCCCACATACTCATCATCTGGTTTAAATAAAAGTCTGTCCCACATCTCATCTTTCCACTCACCATATCTATAAGACTCATCATATCTACTTGACATTACCAATTTAAATTTTATTCCATTATGTTCTGCCAAAGCCTTTGCCTCGTCAATATCATTTTGATTGTATTTAAAAACGATATATTTCCACACAGGAGTTAATCCATAGTTTAATGCAAGTTTCATCATATCAAACAAATGTTCACCGTCTTGGTTTATCCTATACTTGTGACTGTCCTTGGGAAGTCCATCAATTCCAAAAACCCACTTTGCATTTACGTTAGCCTTAAATGCTTCTGTGTACCTAGTTGAAGATTTGTGGGATGCAGCAGTGTGCAATACAGTCTTTTTATTTTTTTCATAAGTTAGTTTGAGAAAGTCTATTAAATTTGTAGCAAAAATAGGATCAGAAATGTTTCCTATAAGATGTATGCTATCATAATATTCCACAACCTTTTCAAAGTCAGATACCGACATATCACCACCTAAAAATGGTAAATTATTTGTCAGTAAATATTTTCTTTCACATTTAGGGCATTCTAGGTTGCATCTAATAGATGTTTCTAGATTGATAAACTTACGTTGATCATACACACTACTCGTCCACTCCTTGGAAGAATGAAGATGTTTCATTAAATCCAAAGTCATCATCAGCACTAGCTGTAGTGGGGTTAGGTGTAACAACAAGTCTTTGCTCTCTCTTTGGAGCAGTGTCTTTGAGGTCTGTAAATTGATCAACCTGTACAGTTTTAATAATGGACTGTGAAGTAACAGGACCATACAGATAGAATTTTGCAGTGAAACTCAATGTATAAATTAGAGCTCTTCGTGAGGCGAAGTCTCCTTCATAATCATCTTCATAGGAAATACTATTCAAGACGATAGGAACATCTCTTTTAATTCCCATCTCAGCCATATCATTGATTGTCAAAGTATAGTCTGGTTGGAAGTATGGTAAAATTTGTTCAACAATCTGTAATGCATCGTCAGAATTTTTTGCGAGGACATACAATTCAAATCCAACATTATAGGGTACTGGCATAAATTGTGTTTCAAGAGATTTACCTTGAGTTCCAGATTTTGTCTTTTTAAATTGTTGAATACGATTTAGTTTTCTTGCTGGATCGTATGTAAGACCATTGATTTCAAAACCAATTCGTGGTAATGTAACTGCAACCTGTTTTGTCAAGTCTGGGTCTTCAGCAAGACGAACTAAAAACTTCTGCCTCGGCCCATAAGCCAGAGGAACTTTCATTGACTGAACTACTTTACCATCGCTGTCTTTACGAACCAACGATATATTATTGAACATTGTACCGAATGCAACAACCACTTTTCTGATTGTCTCATGATAATATTGTGTGCCTAACATTAACCTAAACTCCCTGCATCACCAAATGGATTATTCTCACTAAAATCAAGGATCGTATCGTCTAACCTATCGAACAATTCATTCTGCGCTGACGGATCAGCGTCAGTAGATAATCTACTACCTTCTCCTATTATATAGTCTTCTTGTAACAACCACTCACCAGTTTCAAGTAACAAGCTCTCACCGACTGAAGTTGAGTCATCCTCACCAATGATATTGTCATTATCTGTCTCATCCTTCAACAGACCCCTTGTTGCGGCCGTATCGTGTATACGAACAGATTCATTAACGGCAGAGGACTGTTCTAATGTAACTTGATACACTAACGTATCTACAGACAACGCATCTTCAATCGCATCGACAGCTGAAATACCAGTATCCAAACGTTCCGAACTGTAATCGAATGTGCGACACGATAATTTATAAACTGGATTGGTATCTAGTTGGTGAAAAGGCTCATCATGATTTACAAAATTTACTTCAAATAATTTTTTAAGGATTGGATGAAAAATTAAATCCCCCTCTAAGGGTCTATCTGAATCTGCGGCATCAGTTTCATTAAGAATATAAAAATCAGACCCCTCAAAAATAACTGCATTATCTGACATATCAATAGTATCATCTTCTAATAAAATAGAACCACCCGAAGCTGTATCTGTTGCGTCTTCAATAGTGAATTGTTTTGTTAATTCTTGAAATCTATGTTTTGCAACTACAAATGTAATCTCACTCAGGTCTTGAAGACCAAACTTTGTCATAAGTTCTCTTTCACCGGCATATCCACCGCCAGCGTTTTCAACATACATTTCTATTTTCGCAGAGTTTCTAAATTTAGAAAGTGTATCCTCTCCAAACACAGTATCTTCTGCGACAAGTGTTCTGTCAAGATAATGAACATCGTGCCCATAAATTTGAATTACTTCAGCAACCAAATTCTTGTATAGGTTTTGTTCAGTCGCAAGAGCAGCAACATTATTTGTGTGGAATGCTGAGTTAACGGCCATTAAATTATCCTATCATGTAGTTAATTGGTAATTCAAAATGTAATTGAATTTGATCTTCCAACTTTGTGATTTCGTCTATTGCTTGACTATAAATATCACCACCGTTCATAGTAACACCACCGAGCATTTCTACTCCAATAAACTTAGATAGATTAGCGCCCCACTGCCTTTTAATAAGAGCAGTTGTATATTTTTTCAAATACATGTCATTAAAAATGTCTGTAAATTGTGTTGGATCAAGTTTCCTATAGCACTCTATGATAATGAATTCATCCACACTAAGGTCATTATTCCAATCCATATCCAGATAGAGTCTCTGTTGATGTTGACTGAAACGAATTGGAACCTCACCAACTAAAATGTGTTCTAAAAAATCAAGATGTTGAAGCGTCATTTGATATTCCATAATAGAACTTGATGAAAAATCATATAAATCATTCAGTCTCAATTGATACCTTAGATCAAACATATTTGCCGTAGAACTATCGGTGAAAGGAAAAACTTGTATAACTGAAATAACTGCATCTGGTGTGGGTATATATCCTGCTCCATCAAGCCAAGTTGCTGTTACTGTACTGTCA